GATGAGGAACAATTCAAGAATCCTTTCCCTTATATGGCGGGGATCTATCAAACCCCTGATCAGATTGCCAAAGCCCTTGTTTATTTATCAGACTTCCAATTTAACACCTATCTCGAAGTGGGGATATTCCAAGGTGGCAACTTCCTATTTGTCTCGGAATACCTACGCCGTTTCAATCCATCCATCCGTTGTATAGGGATCGACCCCACGGCGGCTATTTTTATGAATGATGAAATCCTATCCACTATAGAAAAAGAGGTGTGGATTACCTTCAAACCCATTTCCTCGGACTCTGTAACCAACCAAGCATTTGACCTTGTATTTATCGACGGTGAGCATACAACCGAATGGGTGAACCGGGATTGGAACAACGTGGGTAAATTTGCCAAGGTTTGCTGCATCCACGACATCCAGGAAACCTCCTGCCCAGACATTATCGAATTTTGGACTGATCTCAAGAAATCGAAAAAGAAAACCGCTGAATTTCTCGACTGTACCAGCCCTGTACCAACTCAAGGAATCGGGATTATCCATAACACCAAACTAGATTCCAAGGAAAGCGAGGTTAAGGCTTAATGACTTCTTCCTCCGTATCCTCGCTTGCTAATAAATACTGTGTCGGTCATGGGCTTGAAATCGGTGGAGCCGCCCACAACGCATTTGGACTCAATACCCTTAACGTAGACTTAACCGATTCGATGGATACAGGGTTCAAACAGGAAGAAATCAGGCGTTGCGGGAAGGCTCTCCCTGTAGATATTGTTGCTAATGGTGATGCCCTCCCTGTATTAGACGGCAGCCAGGATTTCGTTATCAGCTCTCACGTAATAGAACACTTCCCTAACCCAATTAAAGCCCTCCTGGAATGGAATCGCGTAATTCGTACAGGGGGAGTAATCTTTATGATAATTCCGCACAAAGATCGGACCTTCGATCAGGGGGCTTCCTGCACCACCCTGGAGCATTTAATCAGCGACTATCGCAACAACGAAACAACCGTAAATCAAGAATCTGGTAGGCATGACCATTGTTGGCTGCCGGGGGATATTACCCAATTAATTAACTGGATGATAAAGGAGTTTAATTTATCTTGGGAAATTATAGACACCCAAGATCGGGATGATAAAGTTGGCAATGGGTTTACGGTAGTGATCAGAAAAATCTCCACAACGAAAAGAGGCATCCACCTTGTCATGCCGTTCTCTCGGCCTGAGAATAAAGACAAGTTAATCCAGATGTATAAGCCACTTGGGATTACCTTATATCCGATCATGTTTATGGATGAGATCATTGATTGGGGCGATGAGCCGTGGATAGTTCCGATAATGATCCCCGAATTATCCACCGATTGTAAGGTGATGATGCCGGGGTGCTACAAGCGTAATTATTACATCAGCCACTACTTCATTCTTCCCGATGACTATTATGTAACTGTTGACGATGACGATTTTTACGAGTCCAACGTATTTTCAGAAATCTCCAGAATGTCGGATGATATAGTTATTATTTCCATGAAACGCGGCCACCATACTCCCAAAGGTGTATCAGTCCTGCGCGACTACCCCACTGACACTTTATTTGCTCATCCGGATAATGTCCAACTCGGTTGTATCTCGGCACAGCAACCATTTGTCAAAGGCCACATATTCCGCAACCATCTCCACAACGAATCGTTTCATTGCTGGGACGGGGAGCTGATAGTCCACCACAGAGAATCCAATGAGCAGATTGCCTACCGTCCGGATCTTTACGCATTGTTTAATTACTTTGAACCGGGGCGATGGGATAATCAGGAAAAGGTATTCTGGGGGTGCATGGTAAACGATCCCCAGAGGCTATCGATGGTTCTCCAACAATCTCAATTATCCGGAGAGAAATTAAACTTTATCCAGAATCCCGAATCGGCAACCAAAGGGTTAAACTATCTACTCGATAAGGCCGATGGGGAGAGTGCCGATATCGCCATCCTCGTTCATCAAGACATGTACTTCACCCACGAATGGCTTGGTAAAGTCCGATCTCAAATCAAACTCCTTCCTGATAATTGGGTTGCCTGTGGGCCAATCGGGAAAGATCATACCGGATTAATTTGTGGTAAATTCCATGATACCAGAATCCCCGATTGGTTCGATACTTCCGATATTCATACCTTCCCGTGCGAGGTTTGTTGTTTCGATGAGGCTGTATTAATTATTAACATGAAATCAGGATTCAGGTTCGATGAACAATTAACCGGATTCGATCTATACGGCACGCTGATCGCACTCCAAGCGTGGGAGTCAGGAGGAAGTGTTTGGGTAATTGATGCCCCCTGCTCCCACCACTGCATGAGGAGTTTTCGATGGCATCCGGATCAATTATTCATCAATAATTACCGTTGGCTTTTTGATAAGTTTTCTGCTAAATGGAAATTAGACTCAACGGCATTAGGTTTGTCTCCCGATGCGGAGGAAAGAGTTAAACAAATGCGAGAGTTTATGACTTCGGCAGCACCTGAGTAATAGGAAAGCAATTAAGATGGACGATAAGCGAACAAGGCTTGCGACTACAGATGGATTGCGGAGGGAGGTGGTGTCGAGGGATCGGATAAGTTGCTGAACGGCGATGATGTTTTTATTTTTCATTAACTGCCTCCTCTTCAATTTCCATATCTCTTTCCGCTGCCGTCATGTCCCACTCTTCCATTGCTTGATACGCTTCACTTGGAGTACGGCTTCCTACCACACGGAATACTCTTTCAGCATCATCTCCAAACGTGCCTTGGATTTCCTCCCATTTAAATTTTATCCATTCTTTACGGGTAATTTCATTGATAGGTTTCCAATCCATAACTATCCTTTCTTTAATTTGATTGTAGTGTTATCGTATAATCCACATTCCAGACCTTTACACGCTGAGTACCGGAAGTGGTTACAATATCATCAAGGAAAGTTACTAGGCGTTCACGTTTCATAATAACCATCGTAGAGGAGGTTACGGTTAACACAACATCATCGAATAGGGCTTTGAGATCGGTATACATGGTGGAGATTTCGGATACACTTGAAGATGCCGAGAACAAGGAGAACTGAATTGAAACCTCCTCGCCGTATTTATTGAATGAGTTGTCAGGAACATCAACTACTACCAAGAATATACAATCCGGAAACTGCCGGTCTTCCGGAGCTTGGTCGAGGTGCACGCGGCCGCCAACATCGTTGTAGAATGAAGATGGGCCGGTGGTAATGCGGGTCATTATTGCGGTGAGTAAATTATTCATCTACATGGTTTCCTTAGCTTTAATATCCAATTCCCGGTGTTTAAACTCCACATCTATCGGAAGCCCAATAATTGCGAAATAACGATTACCGTATTTAATTCTCCAGTTCGCTCGAACGTCCGTTCTATAGGCAATATTAATATTATGGATCGCGGTGCCGGTGGTTGACATAGCCTGGATTGCTTCGTCGGATCGCATGGTGGATAGTTTGGCCCAGACAGTAGCGATTGTTGTAAAGCTATCCACCCATCCACCCATATTGTCGGACACTCGGGATTTTCGTTGGAGTTCGATTTGATGTTGGCGTTCACCGGGACGAGTCAATTACAATTCCTCCCACAATTTCGCATTATAAAGGAGCCGTTGAACGGTAGGATTGATTTCGTATTTCTGACCGGAATTGGTGAACACCTGCGACTCTCGATTGTAATACATGTCAGTTGCAAGCATCAGAATCGCACTTTTTACTTTCGATGGAATTGCCGCCGCGCTCGCGTACCCACAGGCAAATCGTATTGTAATCGGATTGGAGGGGTACAAGGTTCCGCTCGGCCAAACACCTGCATATGGCAATAAAATGCGTCCTACGCCCTCTCCGTTCGTTTCTACAAGGTAATCCGTGGTAGGCGTGAGGGTGGTTTCAGTTCCATCGATATCCTTCCACTTTACTGAGGTTACGGATACAAGGTTGCCGAAGGGAAGTTTGATGTAATTACCCCTCGGCCAGCCCTGGAGATAATAATCCCAAGTCTGAGGCATTAAAGCGCGGCGGCATTCATCCTCAACAATCTCACGAGCCGATTGGAGAATGGAAGTCAGCAGCGAATCCTCTGCGGTTGTGGCTGCATTGGTAAGAATAGATGTACCAAACTCACATGCCGCTAACAAGACTTTTGATACAGTGCGAATGTAAGATTTGGTGCCGATATATTGGAGTTTATAATCCGCATTGTCGTTTGCAGTGGTGACTTGAGTAAACGCCTGAACTACATTATCAATTTTCCAATCCGTCCACGTTGCATTATCATCGGATTCCTGAATCTTGGTATCGACTGTGCCAGTTGCGGCGTTGGTCCCGCAGGATTGGATAACTTCAACCAGCTTGCCTGCGACCAAAACTCCTGCGCCTACATGGGTATATGCCCCGCCTGCTGATATCCCGTGAGATGCGTAGGATAAGGATTGGGTGAGGGTGAGTCCACCATCAAACGAAGTCGAATATTGGCGCAATTGCAACTTCAGATCAGCCAAGCTGCAGGGTTCCGAAGTCGCTGGCGTAATTAGTAAGCATTTCATCTACTTCTTCCCCCTCTTACCTTTTTGCCGCCGCTTCTGGCGTTATCGTTTATTATCGAATCTGAGGGTGGATATTCAAATCATCCCAGCGATAAAGGTGGCGAAACTCGCTATGGAATCGCCAAGAAATTTTACCCGCTTGAGGACATCCCCAAT